CCTTATGAAGCTCCGCGGACTCCTCCTTATCCGCCGTAGCGAGGCCTAACAACCGGTCTCCTCGCTGCGGAGTTTGGTGTTGCCGGTTAACACATCCGGCCAACCAAACATTTAGGAGCTAAAGAAAATGAATTTCCCGAAACAAAAGCCTTCTGTCATGAAGGCACATCGCTATTCCTCATATATTCCCGTTGATCTAGTTGATCGCACATGGCCAACAAAGCGCATGACAAAAGCTCCACAGTGGTGCTCTGTTGATCTTCGCGATGGAAACCAAGCACTTATCGATCCGATGGACACACCTCGCAAACTAGAGATGTTCAAACTATTAGTTGCCATGGGTTACAAAGAAATCGAAGTTGGATTTCCAAGTGCGAGCCAGACTGATTTTGATTTTGTGCGCAAGATTATTGAAGAGAACTTAATTCCAGACGACGTAATCATTCAAGTTCTAACCCAAGCGCGCGACCCACTTATTCGCCGTACCTATGAATCTATCAAGGGTGCAAAGCAGGCAATCGTCCATCCAAGCGCCACGCTTTCAACGTTGCCCTCCTTACCGAAGGCGAAGACACTGTGCTTCGTTCCTTGGAAGTTGGTCCTCGTGTCATTGACCAGTTGAAGAACTTCCACAACTCGGAGCGCACGGGTCCTTTGGACAAGCACTACTGGGCGATCTCTCGCACAGGTAAGGGCGCCACTTCATCCACACTTCTTCAGATGGTGAAAGCCGCTGACCTTGAAGAATGGAACTTGTCCGCTATCACTGAGGCAGAAGCCATTGAGTTCAATGAGACTGCTTACAACGAGGACATTATCCAAGTGCCAACTAAGCGTGACTTGATGCAAATTGCATCAGAAGAACTCGGCTACGACAACTAAGCCGTGACTTTCCTTACTGAAACACTCACGGGGCGCCCAGCGCCCCGTGTTGTGTCTACCCTTGATGAGATACAAACCATCATTACAACTTGCCAAGAGGCAGGTGCTTTTGCCTTTGACATTGAGTCTCGTGGCATCCTTTCTCGCCATCCCGATGTGCTTGAGCATATTGAGAAGGATTGGAAACAGCACATCGCCAAATTGAAGAACCCTAGTCCTGACATCTCACGCAAAGCACGAGAAAAGGTAGAAAGCGATTACCTTAAGATGCTTGCCTTAGATCCTTTGCGTAACGAAGTCTTTTGGATTGGCATTGCTACCACAGGTATTTCTTGGGCTATCCCTATGGGGCATAGCCAAGGTTTCTTAGTTAGCCCCGAGGAAGTTGGTGATGGTACAACTACACCACCCGAGGGCTACCGCAAGATACTAAAGAACGGGCAAGAGTCCACAGCAAAGGCTCGTTACTTCATTCCTGCTGTATATGAAGAACCACCAACTCAATTATCTCGTTCTGTTGTGTTTGAGGCTTTGAAGCCTCTCTTCTTTAGTGACCTTACCAAGATTGGTCACAACGTAAAGTTTGATGCCCGTTCTATCAGCAAGTACTACGGTGAAGTACCCCCAGGCCCATATCGGGACACAATGTTGCTTCAGCATGCCATCAACGAGAACCTGATGTCTTACTCGTTAGAGAACTTGATTAAGCACAATTATGACAACCTAAACCCATACGCCAGCGAAGGCAAGTTGGGTAAGATTATTGATACTGTTCCCTTTGATATGGCTGCACGCTACGTGCACTTAGATGCACGCTGGACATGGATGCTCTACGAGCGCTTGGCTGGGTACGTCAAAAGTCAAGATGATCTGACCCGAGTAGTAGAGCAAGATTCCAAAGTACTTCGTGTGTTGATGCAGATGGAAAACGAAGGCATCCCAGTTGACTCTCAACGCCTTAAGCACCTTGGAACAGAGTTGGACGGCAAGATGCGAGACACCTTGCTTGCTTTGTCCAAGTATGCACCCATTGGCTTTAACCCTGACTCCACAAAACATAAGCAGGCTTTTTTGTTTAACAAGAAGCGTGAAGGTGGGCTTGGCTTAAAGCCCTTTAAAGAAACCAAAGGTGGCGCTCCTTCAGTAGATGAAGAGTCATTGCATCGGCTGGAGTCAAAGCATCCTGCAATTACCTTACTCCTGGATTGGTCTGAAACGCAGAAACTTAAAACAACATATGTAGATGGTCTACTACCTAAGTTGACCAACGGACGCTTGCACCCTTCCTTCCACTTGCATCGCACCGCTACTGGTCGCTTGTCTGCGTCCAACCCAAACCTTCAGAACATTCCACGAGAGTCCAGTATCCGAAGTCTTTTTACTGCCCCCGACGGATACACCTTGATGGTTGCTGACTATGACCAAATTGAACTCCGTGTTATGGCTATGTTTTCTAAAGACCCTGAACTTATTCACATCTTTAACAACGATATTGACATTCATGCTGGTGCTGCTGCACTTCTCTTTGGAAAGCCCGTAGAAGATGTAACCAGTGAGGAACGTCAGATCGGTAAGGGCGTTAACTTCCTTACTGCCTACGGCGGTGGTTATCAGAAGTTATCCCGTACCACGGGTATTACCGAAGAACGGGCTAAGTACATGATTAACCGCTATTACGAGCAGTTCTCGGGACTTACGCAATGGAAGCGCCATGTCATATCCCAAGCCCGTGGTAAAGGCTACGTAAAGACCCTGACAGGGCGCAGGCGCCGTTTACCCGACATTAAGTCCTTAGACGATGAGAAGCGCTCCAGAGCCGAGAGACAGGCTATTAATGCTGTGGTGCAGGGGAGTGCCGCAGACATTTGCAAAGTAGCCATGATTGACATTGAAAAAGCCTTAGAAGGAACTGGTACTAAGATGTTGCTTCAGGTACACGACGAAATCGTGACCGCAGTACCAGAAGATTCTTGGGAGATAATTATGCCGCAATTTATAACAGCCATGGGAGACGGGGTAGTCCTGCGTGGGGTGCCCTTACGAGTGTCTTGCAATGTTGCCCACAACTGGGCAGACGCTAAGTGATGACCGATATTGATAAGCGTAATTTCTATTTGATGCTTTCAGTTTCTGAAGGACAGACTTACGCCCACCAAATGGGGTTTTCACCACCATCAGTAGATGTTGAAGACGTAGAACTCGCAGACGTAATGTCACGTTGGGGAGTGCTAATGGCTACAGATGTCTACAGTGAAATTACCGAAGGTTCCCTTTGGTTTGCTGATTTTCTAGAAAAGTCCGATAAACTAATATCTCCCAAAGAAGAGATCATTTCGGTGTTCACTGTCTTTGGAATGGCTTTGCTAAATAAATTAATAGAGTCAGAAAAGATCCTACTCATGCTGGATCAGTTTGAATTAGAAGGAGAAGAATATGAGTGATTGGTGGGCAAAAAAGATTGCAGGAGAAAAACCAACTCCTGAACGCACTTACGCAACACCACCTACTACTCCAGCCTTGCGCTTTACAACGCCCGAGGCACCACCACACAGACCTTTACAAGAGGGTGAGCGTCAAGCACTACTTGACCCACAACGACAACCTACAGAACAAATTGGAATGGGCGATGCCATCAGACTTTGGAAAGGCGGAGAAGCCGCACGAAAAGAAGGAAACATGTCGTGTCCTGAATGCGGAAGTAAAAACGTTTTTAGTCGTGTGGGACGTGGTTCAAACAGTATGATCAACGGGGCACAGCCAGCACCACGTTGTTTTGAATGTGGCTGGAATGGTAAGTACGGACAAGCCGATCAATCAAGTTGGAGCGTTTAAATGTCAGACTACGAGAGCCTCAGATCAATCATCAATGCCATGAACAAGAAGTATGGCGAAGGACATATCGTAAAAGGAAGTGATGTTCGCCAAGAAATGCCACGCATTACATCGGGTATTCTTGCTTTTGACTTGATGCTTGGTGGTGGTTGGCCTGCTAACCAGTGGAGTGAAATCATTGGAGAAGAATCGTCAGGTAAGACCGCTCTTGCGTACAAGACCATTGCGGCTAACCAAGCACTCAACCCTGACTTCTGCGCTCTTTGGGTTGCTGCTGAAGAGTACGTCCCTGACTACGCCAAATCTCTTGGTGTAGACCTTGATCGCTTGTGGGTTGTTGAGTCCAACATCATGGAACACGTTTACGATCTCGTTATCAAGACGCTAGACAATCGTGCTGTAGACCTCATTGTTATTGACTCCCTTCCAGCGCTAGTTCCTGGTGATGAGTCAGAGAAAATGATGGAAGAGTTCACTGTTGGTTTAGGTGCACGACTCACAGGTAAGTTCTTCCGTAAGTCTTCTAAAGCACAAAAGCGTTCGTTGATCCATGATGAACGAGAGTGCACAGGCTTGATGATTAACCAGTGGCGTGAAAAGATTGGCGTGATGTACGGAGATAATCGTACGACCCCAGGTGGCAAGGCTAAGAACTTCCATTACTTCACTCGTGTAGAAGTAAAGCGTGACGAGTGGATTAAAACCAAAGATGAGACCGTAGGTCAAACCATCAAGGCTCGTACCATTAAGAACAAGACTTACCGACCACAACAAGTGGCTGTCGTGGATTACTACTTTGCGCCAACGCAAGGATTTGATCGTGGTGACTTTGACACTACAAAAGACGTTGTGAATATTGCCATTGCATACGATTTGATTACTCGTGCAGGCGCTTACTACTCTTATGGCGAACAGCGTTGGCAAGGTAAAGACGCAGTCCTACAGTCCGTGCGAGAAGACACAACCCTTCGTGAAGGGATCACCAAAGCCGTCTTTGAGAAGTTTGGATTGGCGTGATCTTTGGTGGGGACAGCACAGACCGCAAAGCGATCAACAAGAAGTCCAAGCGCCAAGAGCAACGCTCTGCCAAGTCCTACAAGGGATCACGCAACGCTGGCTCAGGATCAGGTTGGCTTCGTAAGAATGACGTTCGCACTGCTGACATCCTCATTGAAAACAAGTTTACGACTAATGAAACTCAGATAACTCTTAAGCACAAAGATCTTGCAGAACTCATTGAGCGTGCCATTCTGGAAGATAGGCTCCCTGTATTACAGTTTGACCTACATAACCGACGTTATGTTGTTCTTACTGAAGATGACTTCCTAGAAATGAGTGGTTTAAATAATGACTGAAACACCATGGCACCTTCAAGAGTACAAGAAGGCGCTTACTGCTAAAGGTAAGGTTGTGCCTCTCGTACAAGGTTTGCTTATTCAGCAACGCCTTGATTCCAACCGTGATACTCTGCATCTGCACCCTAGTGAAATCTCTAAAAAAGATTGGTGCCCACGCTCATCTTGGTACACCATCAAAGGCTACAAAGGCATTGAAGACAAGTTTGGCTTTCAGCGTTTAAACGTATTTGCTGAAGGTCATTCCATCCACTCCAAGTGGCAGAACTGGATTAAAGACTTAGGTTTTCTTAAAGGTATGTGGCAGTGCTCAAGTACTGTGTGTAACCACAAGTGGGAAGACACCTCCCCTAAAGCCTGCCCAAGTTGCGGTATCCCTTATCCGCTATATCGGGAAGTGCCCGTCACTAATGAATACCATCGGATCCTTGGACATGCTGACGGTATTGTGGACACAGGTAAAGAGCCACCATTCTTGATTGAACTAAAGAGTGTGGGCGCTGGCACCGTGCGTTACGAAAGTTATGACATCTTTAAAGATGCTGACGGCAACCCCGATGAGATGTGGAAGCGCATTAGGCAACCCTTCCCGTCACATGTCCGACAAGCCATGCTCTACATGTACTGCACGGGCATACACACCATGGTTTTTATCTATGAATGGAAAGCCACCCAGGACGTAAAAGAGTTTGTAGTGCATTTCCAGCAAGAGTTAGTAGATCCTATTTTGACCGCTTGCGAAACGGTTACCAAGGCGCTAGATTCATCTATCCCACCTATGCGTCCTGCATGGGTGAACGATTCAGACCACAAAACATGCAAGACATGCCCACACAAAAAGACATGCTGGAAGGAAGACAATGACAACACGAACTATTACACGACCAGAGCCACTGACACAGACAACACCGACACAATCACAATCACAAACGACAGCGCAAGCGCAGTTCAGCAAGAAGTTCACACTGCCACCACGCCCGACATCGGAGATTCCACAGTTACCCGAATACCTGGACGAGTTATCCGACGCTGAACTTATGTCCCTTTACGGGGAACTCATGGCGTGGGTTTCTTACGCTAAAGCCGAGTTAGTTACAGCAGAGATTGACGAAGAGCGCCAAGCCAACAACTGCCGCATCATTGAAGCACAGATACTGATCGGTCAATGGGGAGATAACGCTAAAGGTGACACCGTCACACTTGCTAAAGCACGCCGTGATGTTGACCCCCGTGTGATTGAGCAACAAGAAGCGCACCTCACTACTCGTGCTTACCGCAAGATGGTGGATTCAGTATTTGAAAGATGTGAGCGAAGCGCCCAAGTGCTCTCCCGAGAACTTAGTAGACGTATCAGTGTGGCTCCACAAGAGCGCCGTCAAGCCCGTTACCTCCCATGACCATTGCCCTTCTTCAACATCAATACCTTGGGCACATCCCCCCAACGCCTTTGGTGCCTGTGTTATCGGATTCGGTTACACCTACAGCACATGAACTTTTGTTCAATATTGCTCATGTCCTTGGGCACCCCGTTGGGTACCTGCAAGAACAGCAAGGAAGTATTGTTCAAAACATTCTTCCAAATCAAAAAACCGAGTATTCACAGATTTCTACATCTTCTAAAATCAATTTAGATTTGCATACTGAAACATGCTTTCATCCATATCTTCCAGACTACGTTTTACTCTTGTGTTTACGAGGTGACCCTGCTGCTGCAACCACTTACGCTGATATTGAAGACATACTTCCTGATCTAAGCGCCGACTGCATACACCTACTTAAACAACCTTGGTTCCGCACATCTGTTGATGAAAGTTTTAGAACTAACGGAGAACCAGACCAACCAAAAGATATTGCCATTTTGTACGAACGTCCAGATGGTACTCACCAACTAAAATACGATAAATCTGTCATGGTAGGACTTTGGAAAGATGCTGTTGGTGCACTAGAAGAACTAAACAAAGCCATTGAGAAGCACACCAAAGAAGTTATCCTTCAAACAGGAGACTTACTTATCATTGACAACGCTACAACTGTGCATGGACGCAAACCTTTTCAAGCCCGTTATGACGGGACAGACCGCTGGCTACAACGTGTTCTCGTGCGTAAAAGTGTTAAGAATATGCCTCACAAACATTGCACAAAAACAGGTTACCTAATCATTACTAAATACACGGAGTAGATATGTCCGAACACGAAATGCCACTAAGTGAAACTGTCCGCCTTATGGCTGATGTTATAAGAGAAGGAAAAGGCAGAGTGCAAGTTAATTTTGAGCCATCCTTCCTCTACGAAATTGCTAATGTCTTGTCACATTACGAAGATTGGGAATGGGAGTTTGGTAATGGGAAACAAGAATAAAGCCAAAGGTACTTCCTATGAGGTCCTGGTTCGTGATCACTTCATCACTAACGGTTTTCCCAATACTCACAGGACAGCCCTTGCAGGTGGTCTAGATGCTGGAGACTTGCATGGAATACAGCGACCAGACACTCAAAGGAAAGTTTGCGTTCAGTGCAAGAATGACAAGTCCTTCAATATCAGTGGGTGGCTCAACGATACTGTAGAACAAGCAAAGCGCTTAAATGACGCTGTTCCTGCGCTGGTTGTGAAGAGGAAAGGTAAAGGGGAAAAAGCACTGGGTGATTCGTACGTTGTGATGCGTTTAGATGACCTGATTGAACTCTTAAAGGAAGCAAACTACTCCTAAACTTTGTGAACAATATAAATACCTTGTTCTATTAGGAGTCCTACAATGTCACAAGAATTACATACACCTATTGACGATATCTTAAAAGTCTCAGGAAGTAGTAACCCACAAAGTGTTGGTTCTATTCTTGCTCGTGCGGTAAACGCAGGACAAGCACCTAAGATGCGTGCTATCGGCGCCAGCGCTGTTAATCAAGCAGCCAAAGCAGCAGCAATCGCCCGAGGCTTTGTTGCTCCACGTGGTGTTGATCTTACTTATATTATTGGCTTTGATGATATTATTGGAGACAACGGAGAAGCCATTTCGGCTATCTCATTTAAACCAATCGTGAGGTAGTGATGGCTCGTAAAGACCACTTTAATGCTGGCACCTCAGCAGCACCCTCTTTCAAAATTTGGGACATGCCAAACATGTCACGAGGCAGTGAAGAACCTACAGAGAAAATAGTTCCTGAAGTACATACTCCTGCACGAGCACCTGGAACTAACGGTCCAGATGACAAAGGTTACGAAGCAAAACTCACCAGCAGTGTAAAGATAGAGAGCAGTAAACCTATGACTGTCCGCCGTCTTGGCGAAGTAGGCAGTGTTCGTATTGCTCTCCGACAACCAAACTCAAACGCAGTTGAGGAACTTGCAGGGGAAGGGATAACTGACCGTAACCCTGAAAAAACGCACCCATACGCCATTGGATCTGGTACACAACTTAGCCCCGAAGATGGGCAAGCCCGCCTAGATGCTTACTTCACAGAACGTGACGTTTCACTTGCAGCAGAGAAGAGCAAGAAGGCAAAAGCACGAACACAAGCCCGTGCTGCACGAAAACAAGAACTATTACCTAATGCAAAGCCTTCCAAGCGAACAAAGCGGATTGCTAACCCTATGGTGGCAACAGGTGAATACCCTAAACCTACTATTCCTAATCCTAAAGCGCCAAAACGCAAAGAGAAGTAACTATGGCTTCCAAGAAGAAGCCTCGTAAGCCCTCAGTAGGGCGTACTCCTGCACAACACACTGGCGAGCGTAATGGTGCTCGTTACCACCTTCATCCAATTGAACCAACTGGAGGAGGTACAATGGGGGGTCTACTTAGTCCAAGTGGACAAGGTCAGGTGGGCGTGTGAGTAAGAATACTTTTACATCATGGATGAGTCCTTCGGCACCCCCAGGCGGAAACACGCAAGGTGAGTTTGGTCCATCACCTGTATTTCGCAATCAAAAAGACTGGCAACTCTCGGGGTACCAGACAGGCGCTGACACACAGTATCCAGACGGATACCTAGGAACGATGTCGGCTAACCGCCGACAAGACAAGATCCTTGGCTCATTGAGCCGTATGAATGCTCGTCAGTACTCCCGTGGTGTGCACAAAGGTGAACGGATTAATGCGGGCGATTACATCTGGCCCGATGAGTTTAACTTGTACACTGGACTTCAATTACAAGCACAAGGTAAGAAGTTTGCCCCACCTGGAGCCGAGCCTATTCGGCTTACCAATGACGGCAAAGTCGGACCTCGTGGCATTTCCCGTGACCAAAAGCGTGATGAGGCAACAGAGTTAAGCCTTCAGCGCCAGTCACAACTTAAATCACTAGCACCACCTTGGAGATAACTCATGGCTGACGGACTTAAAAACTACCGAACCTACACGGGCGAAGGCGAAGAGCCTTCAGAGAATACCTACGAAGTACAGTCACGTAAAAATAAAGGTGGCAAGTACCAAACACACTTGACTACTAACAAAGAAAACCAAGCCATGATGCATTACCAAGGTCGCAACGTAGGCGCTGGTTACACCAAGCGCATGATGGTTAACGGAAAACTATTCAAAAGGACGTTTGGCTGATCATGGCACGAGGTAATGAATCAGGCAGAGACCCACGCCGTAAAGTTGGTCGTGGCGATATGCGTAACTTTGGTTGGATGAGTAGTGCACCAGCACCAACAGGTGGCATGACAATGACAGAGATGTCAGACAACCCTGCTAATCGTAGAGTAGACATTGGTTCTAAACCAGACGCAGAACGAGGCAAAGGACACGCCCCAGTAGTGGAGTTTCCAGCAGGTAATGAGCATGGTGTAAAACGCATCACGGGTCTTACAAACCATAAAACAAAGATGGGTGCGAGGCGTGCCGCTAAAGACATGGTGCGAGGTAACTCAGATCTTTTGCATAAAGATGAGTGGGGCAAAAGCCCTGAAGAGTGGGAAGTAAAGTAATGGCACGGGGGGTAGATTCAGGCGGTGACGGCGCACGTGTCGTAGACATGCAGGCGTGGAAGAACCGTAAGCGAGCAGAGATGATGCAAGGTCATCCATCCACAATGACTGGTGGCGGTGGTAAGAAGCCACCTAAAAAGCCAAGAACTCGTACAGGCGATGACGGTCATTATGAGAGTGCCGACGGTGGAATGTACTACAACACCAAGAATGATGACGCTAACCCATACGGCATGAAGCGCCCTAACTCAGATTGGTACAAAGATTAATTATGGCTAGTGAATACGACGACGATCCACTTGCAAGCAGCCCAAGTCCGTCTACAAGGTCTAGTAGGCGTGGTTCATTATTTAGTGGCATGAAAGATCATGTGTCTAACGCAGTGTCACAGCACCTTCAACCACTTGCTCAAAACACTATGGATGCGGCTAAACCTCTTGCAGAGAATGCGTGGGCTAATGCTTCAGAGTATGCAAGCAATAACCCTGACAAGGTAGAAAATATGGCAGGGAAGGCTGGTGGGTTACTTGGTGCCTCCATGGGAGGACCACTCACCGCTAAGTTAGGTAGTAAAGCAGGAAGAAAACTAGGGCGTGCGCTTTCTAAGAAGGCTCAAGAAACACAACAGACTCAGAGTGGTTCATCTGAGACCGATAACTGGGATCCGTTCTCTTAAATATGTCACAAAGTATTCCTAACGCCAAGCCATGGCAGTCACACACAGAGACTCTGGTTGATAACGCCTTGAGGTCGGCTATCTCTGATCCAGAGAGCATTCGCCAAATTCGCCCTAACCATCCTCACCAGTTATTTGCTCCACGAGAAGGATACGCAAAGCAAACAATGGGTATAATGGATGTGTTAAACATTGACCGCTACACAGCCTCTAACCGTTCTTGGGTTTCAGGGGCACCTGTAATGTTCCGTGATGGCACGTTTATGGAAGAGAATTTCTCTAGTTCCAGCCGATATTCAATGCAGAGTTTGGGGTAAGTATGGCAGACAACGATTACATTGGCAACATCCAAGCCAACCGTTGGAACTCAATGAACCAAGGGTTCCTATCACGTACCCCTTCGTGGATGAGTAGTGATTTCAAACAAGGTTCTTCTGTCCAACAAAACCGTTACCAACCAGCAAACGCTGGTACTCGCCAATCGTGGAGTGGTGGCGAAATTAGAGACACTCGCACAGCGTCTGTTATGCCTTCGCTTTTAAAGGCTACTCGTAATATTGCTGATGCACGACGCACCAACGCAATTGACAAGGAACAGCAGGCACAAGCAGGTCAGCAATTTGCTACAAACTGGCAGAATATGTATACACAAGGTGTGAACCAAGCAAAGATTGCACCTTTGCAACAAGCCTACCAAAACGCTTTTAAACCAGCCGCTCCTGGTCCTTCATCATCCTTGACTACAGGTGCTGGAGCAATCAATCAAAATCTTGCTCGTTGGCAAACGCCTACCCCTAAACCCAATCTCAATCCTGTGTTAACGGGGTACCAGAATGCCATGGGTCAAGCCGCTGTTGCGCCACTAAAAAAGCAATATACAAATCCAGGCACTCCCCCACGTACTTTTAACCCAACTCCACTACAGCAACAAGCGATTACTGGCGTACAACAAATGAAAGCAGCACGCCAACCTGCACCATCAACTAAACCAGCAAAAACCCGTGCACAAAAACGTGGAATTGCTGAAGCGGCTTTTGCTAACATTCGTCAATCTTTAGGTAACCAATAACTCTCATAAATGATAGGATTGTATTATGGCTGTAAATGACACTCGCTCAATGAACAATGATCTCCGCCTTGGCGCCAAGGACGGTAAGTTTAAGAGCACTACACCTAACCGTGGCGGTGACCTTGACCCAACTGACGCCAGTGTTCGTGCTATGGAACTCCAAGCACAATACGGCGTTGTAGAGCGCACACCCTTGGCTAACGCCCCCGAAGCACATCTACACCGATAAGGACTAACCATGGCACGAGGTAACGAATCAGGCAGAGATCCACGCCGTCAAGTTGACCGAGCAAGTCGTGGTCTATCGGGAACAGGACAATCAGATCTTCCTAGACTTTCCCGACTAATTGCTTCCAATTTGGAAGACAAAGCCCTCAACGAAACAGTTTTCGTACCCGATTATTCGGGAGCCGTACAGTCTCGCTTGCACAATTACCGTCAAGATCGCAATGGCAGTATGCAAGATGGCGAACCTATGGATGACCTGACCAGTGACACTGCACGGGAAGTAAATGCTCGTTTTAAGAACCGTCGTAGAGGTGGAGACGGATCCTACTAAATATGTAGTAGGCTTCGGCTAGACCGAAGTTAGGAGTACAACATGGCAGCAGACGACCACCGTCTTTTAGTATGCAAGACCCACGCCGTTATGTGGAAAATGAAACCATATGATGGACCCGCCGAGTACGACCAAGAGTTGCGTGAACTCTGTGATCGCCACAACGCACAAGTACCTGACCCGCAGAACTGTAACGCTGTCATTTATCGCACAGACGCAGAGACCGCTAAGAAGTTGGACTCAGAGACCGCCATCAAGAGTGACTTGGCAAAGAATGATGTGTTCATTCGTGACACCCGAGACGAACTTAAAGTAGACGCTCTCAAATGCTTCAGCCGACATAACCGACCTAAAGATGGTTGCATTGACTGGTGCATTGACTCCAAAACTATTGGACGCAAGACAGGCATCGCCAAAGACAAGAGACAGTACCTTTGCATGTATTGCCCAGCCGCCGAACACTATGCCCACCGTGAGCGCATTGAGATGGGTCTCTACGACTGATGATCATTGTGGCACTTGACGTTCTGTCATTGCCTAGTCGTGTAAGTGATGACGTTGGCGCAAGACAACCCATCCCTGAAGGCAGGAAACTATGGAGCACACTGTTCACTGCGTACAGCGGTCGCATGTCTGTATTCGCTCCAGGTATTACCAACCAAGATGGATGCCTCAGTTGGTTAAAACGTGAAGGCTTTAAAGCGTCCACCGTTGATTTCATTTCTGAAAATACAGTTGAAGATAAAGTTGCAAGAATTCAGAACTTACACGCCGCATATGGTCGTATCAATTGGTACATTGATGTTGATCCCAAGGTCGTAGCACGGGTAGCCCATAATGGAATACCCACACTACTAATGACAGTGCCTGACACTGTTAGACCCGAATGGTCTGAGTCTCGTTTCAAAAGGGAATGGGGCGCAATCGTAGAAGAATCAGATGCACAGGCTCTAGCAAGAGCGGAAAGGAACTGGACAGATGTCTAAAGATAATGTGGAGATGGATTTTGATGAATGGCTTTCTTTTGGTATGGATCATAAGTTTGTAGGACCTCCAGTGTGTTCCACACACGATGGGATACCGACCACTGAGGACGAAGACGGAGTATGGGACGAAGGCGGAGACCCTTGTATCCATATTCTTCGCTTGTATGTAGACAAATTGGAAGCCCTCCTCGTAGAGCAAAACCACAGCCCGTCAGTATGGCGCAAGGCTGGCTGGGAAGAACTACCAACCCAAGAATGAAGATCTTCTTTGGCGGAGCGGAGAAGGGGTCATACCGAAAGATGCTCGTGAATGCGGGCGTGCAACGCTATGCCCTCAATTTGACTCACTTCCCCATCCCCAAGAAGAAAGAACTAGATCTATCTGCACTCTTTAATGGTGGGGACATCCTTGTCTACACCTCTGAGAATGACGAAGACATGAATCGTTTTGATACCTTTGTCAGGGACTTCGCAGACTCGCTGTACATGGTCATCGGGCGCCCTGATTATGATGGCGCATGGCTGGGTGAGAAGTACTACCCATTATGGAATGACGAGAATGATTTAGAGCGCTTGGCTTGGCTCTGTCAGAAGTATGGGCGAGCGGCAGTCAGCGACAAGGCAGTCACAGGAAAGAATGTGGCTCGTATCGCTTCTATTGCTACTCGCTGGAGCGCCAAGTTAGTGGGCATTACGTCTAAGCCCGACCTCATTGAACGTATCCAATGGGATACCGTCATCGTAGGCTCTTGGACGAGCGCCATACGCTATGGAGAGACACAGGTATGGGATGGACACGGGTTGCGCAGGTATCCAGCACAACAAAAGGAATCCGCTCGCAGAAAACATCGTGCTGACATCACCAGACTTGGGATTGATTTTGATGCTGTAATGGATGACAATGTATCCGCCGTTGGAACCCTTGCGATTGCCTCATGGCAACAATGGGAGACACATACTTTTGGGGGCTATGACCCGATGAATACCGATGATGAGCAAGAATTCAACTCACCTGAAACAGATCAAACAATTGCTATTCACCCTGATACGCATACCCCCACTTTTCTGGCTTCTGGGGGGTCAACTATTGCTATCAACACCCCAAACAAGCGGCACGAGAATGACCGTGTATTGCTACCCGTAATGGGCATAGAAGCGGTCACATCCTTTGGCTCGCAAACCGTTGATACTGAAGGGGAATCAATAGAAATTGACCCTGAAAGAGTGAACGTAATTCGTTACAATGCTGACCCTTTACGACAGTGCGACAATTGCTATTTGAGTAACAGATGTCCTCAATTCAAGGAACATTCAGAATGCGCATTTAGATTGCCGATTGAGATCCGCACAAAGGATCAATTACAGTCCGCTATGAGAGCGCTTATTGAGATGCAAGTAGGACGTGTTATGTTCGCACGCTTTGCTGAAGAACTAGAAGGACAGGGTCTTGATCAATCCCTATCCCATGAGATGGACAGGTTCTTTAATCTCGTAGATCGCTTTAAAGACATCAATGACACCCGAGACACCATCCGCCTAGAGATGGAAGCCCGAGGCTCTAGTGGTGTGCTGTCTCGCTTGTTTGGTGCCAAGGCTGGAGAGACTAACCGCATGCTGGATGGTGGCGGTATGGGCAGTAGCGCAACCAACGCTCTATATTCTGAGATACTGGATTTGTCCGAAGATAATTGACAAGACCAAGAATTGAAGGTATTTTATGTTGAAACGTCGCATGGTGTGGGCGTACCAGTACGAGACAGAAACAATGGACGAAAGAGGGCGAGCGGTCAAGGGCACAACGCTTGAATTAGAACCCAACGATACAAAGCCAATCCGTACCGCTTGGTACTTTGCGAAGGAAATTAATGGACAAGATTACGGATGTAGCAATTGATCTAGACGGGGTTCTTTATCCGTTTGCAGACGCTTTCCGTAAATATTGTATAGATGTTGTAGGTCTATCTTCTTCTAAGTTACCTTCCCCAACCACTTGGGAGTTCTACAAAGAGTGGGGAATGCACAAAGAAGAGTTTGAAGAACATCTGCGTGTTGGTTCTCGTGACCACAACCTCTTCAATAGCATGCCCGCAGCATACAACGCCGACTATGCATGGAAGCGCTTTCGTGAAATGGGACTCACCATTCATGTGATGACATACCGACCTGTGGAAGCCCACGAGCAAACACGTCAATGGTTAGACACTCACGGACTTACACCCGATCACTTGTGGTTCCCTACAAATAAAGGTGACGCCATCCGAGAACACGGTGGCAAGTTCATGGCAATTGATGACCATGTTAACAATTACCTAGACATGAAGAACGCTGGCGCTGTATCAGTTCTCCACACGCAACCATGGAATACCCATCACCTAGATGCACTTCGTGTTTCTAACATGCGCAACTTCGTTATCCTTTTAGACATCTACAACACAGACACAGAGGTATACCTATGATGAAGCCACCCGTATTCAACAACCGCACTGACGTGCTCACTGAAGCAGACATGCTTATTAATGGTGAACGTAATGACAGTTACGGTGACCCCATTGATGACTTCTCTACAACAGCAGACTTCTGGACAACTTACTTGCGCCGTGTCATTGACCGCCGTCAAGAGTTCAGTCTAAAACCACATGACGTTGCCATCATGATGATGCTCCTAAAGACATCACGTCTTTCATGGAGTCCTGAGAAGCGAGACCATTGGACAGACAGCATTGGCTACAGCGCTTGTGGTTGGGACTGTGTCGTTCGTGAGGAGGGCTTGCCTGATGCAACACAACTATAACGCTTACACCGAATGGCTTGAAGAGAAGAAAGCAGAAGACTCACGTCACGCCCGCCGTATGGGCATGATGGACATAGAACTGGAGCGAGAGCGCCAGCGCCTTAGCAACGCTTTGAGTGCTATTCCGCAGATGCTGGTGCAAGATAGAGCACCCACCATTGCTGAGTTTGCAGACAAGGCAGAATTGTCCATGGCTGAGGTGCTCCTAGACAATTGGGATCAAGTGCTTCAACTTGTTGTAGTCAACGAGAAACTTAAAGGTGAAGTTAGTAAGTTGTTGCATCAAATAGAACAGATGAGTACAACTATTTATAAAGCAGTTGAGTCCGCTATCCGTCCGATGCGAGATAACCGCATCAATGACGCCTCACCGTCAGCCGATTTCTAATTGCCTCAGTTTGAAGATGATTGGAGAGAGCAAGCGCTCTGCAAAGATCGTCACATTGACTTATGGTACCCACCACTAGACACAGATGTCCCCGAGAACTATTATCTTGTATCTCGTGTTGTGTGTAGACAGTGCCCCGTCTGGAAAGAATGCTTAGACGATGGTCTTGAAGAGAAGTGGGGCATGTGGGGAGGACTCACACCACAAGAGCGCACCGCATTAGTAGTTGAACACCCGAAGGCAAGCGTCTTGCGTCCGCATGGAACATGGATGCGGTACAGACAGAGTTGCAGGTGTACAGAATGTGTGGATGCTGAGTCAAAAGAGATTAATAAAATAAATATTGAGGAGATCCCTAAAATGGGGACAACCCCGATTGACTTGGAGATGCTTAAGTTTAGGTTGATTCCCTCTTAACGCAGGTAAACTAGAAGGGTAACGCCCATAGAGTTCTTCACAGAATACTGTGGGCGTTTTGCTTTATCCGCCTATCAAGGAGAGACTATTGTTAGATCGCACGCTAGTTATTATTGGACTTACCTTTACCTCCATCATCACAATGCTGTTGGGGTTAGCACCAAAAGAACCAACGCCCGAAGTAGCAAAGATTACCTTTATTGACGTAACACCATTCCTCATACTGCCACCGAGCACTACGAGTACCACCTCTACATTGCCTGAGGTAGTTCCAGCAGGAATATCAACCGATCACACACAACGGTGCCCCAAGTGGGAAGCCAAGTTTCGTGAATACGGACTACCCGTGCAGGCTTTCTCATACATCGCCTTTAGGGAAAGTCGTTGTAATCCCGAAGCATGGAATCGTTATAAGAACAGCAACGGCTCACAAGACCTCGGACTCGTACAGATCAACTCCAGTTGGAAGACGATCACTCGCAAAATCTGCGGTACCGACATTAAAGGACTCTTTGATGTTGATTGCAACCTGTCGGTTGCCAAGTACCTTTATGACAATGGTGGACTCGGTCACTGGAGCCTTTAAAGGGTAGTAGACACATCGTACACAAACCTGTAGGATGTACCCATGACAACAAACCTACAACCTGAGCACCTCTTGGGCACCAGCGAACTCGCTGTTGTTCTCGGTGTTAGCAAACAGCGTATTCACGCCCTACGCAAGAACAAGAAGTTCCCACAGCCCATTGCTAACCTTGCCTCCTCACCTATTTGGGATAAACGAGAAGTCATAGTATTTCTAAAGGAATGGCGTCCATGGAAGGTCACACAATGAGTACGGACAAGAAGATCAAACGAAACTATAAGTGTGACACCTGCGGTGATGAACTCACCCTCTTTGTAAACCCTTCAGTACCCCCTGTTCATGTCTGCAAGAAGCAGGCGAACCGCTCAGTTGAGTTTACGGAAGTCCAATGAGGATCGGGGTTGCCAGTGGTGACTTCCTGTCCGCTCAGAAGTCCGCAGATGGTGAACACCATTGGGGAGGTTCGGGCTGGGCACGGTATGGTCAGTACATCGGGCGCATTGACTACGAAGTAGTTGTCGGTGTACTCACATGGAAGACCGATCACTTCTTTATCAGAGACGAACACGACAACTTGGTAGATGTTGATTGGGTCTTTATGCAACGCTTAATGCATGAGAATCTTCCCGAGCACATTCTTAAGGCACGTCAATATGGGCAGGTCATTGTGAATGATCTAGACGATTGGTACTGGGGTCTTGACCCATCCAATGACGCATTTATCTCTTCTCACCCAAAGTCCAACCCCAAAGAGAATCGTAATCATTATAAAGCCGTGCTTGCTTCTAGTACAGCCGTGACCGTGTCTACTCCCTACCTTGCTGATCGCATCAAGTCATGGGTTCGTTGTCCAATAGTTATATTGGAGAATACGGTGGAAGTCAATCGCTTTACTCCACATATTCACACGGATAGTTCTGTACCTGTAGTCGGGTGGGTTGGTGCCACGAGCCATCGCTCAGGAGACCTAGAGATCCTAAAAGGTGTTGTGAACCCGCTCATTGTTTCAGGTGACATCAAGTTTCAACATAGCGGTCACTACGCTCACGCAAATACTGTTGCCAGCAAGTTGGGGTTACATGATGATCAGGTGAGTGTCCTGCCAGCCGTTGATGCTGTTCAGTACCCATTACTGCTCAACATGGATGTCGGTGTTGCACCATTGCGGGACACGCCATTTAACCACGCTAAGAGCGACATCAAACTTCTTGAGTACTCTGCCTCGGGCATTCCATGGATTGCTTCCTCGTTGTCGGCGTACGAGGGGTTGCGTAAAAAGTGGGGGATTGGTAGGACTGCGAGTAAACCTCAGCAGTGGCTCAAGCATCTAGCGGATCTTCGTGACCCTGCTAGGCGAGCGTATGAAGGTGAAGCCTTAAGAGAAGCGGTGTGGGCACGAGACATTGAACTCGGCACACACCGCCTCAACTCATTTATTGAAAGTATCCTTTAGTTTCGTTCGTTGCTCAGTGGTCATGGATGTCATGCTCTTGCCACCCCATATTCCATACTGGATGTCGTTCTTGATGGCAAAACGAAGGCACTGGATCTGCACAGGACAGCCTTTGCATATCTCTTTGGCTTGCTTCTGTGCTTCTATGACAGTCTTAGTCCTGCGTTCGTAAAGCCCAGCAAACCATTTGTCGGTGCCTTCTTTACGACAGAGAGCGAACTCTCTCCAGTCACCTACTTCAGGGAACTTCAACCCAAGAGTGTCTGAACGCCACCAAGAGTCAGGCAAGGTGTTAGTGGGGGATTGCTCCCCCACTGCTACCTCGGACATTATGCCATCACCACATCGTGGAGCGTACGGATGACTTGGCGATCAAACTCATCGCCCTTGCCATTGAGTGCATTGAGTGCATTGCGCTCAACACGGCTCTCCATCTTGCCTACATAGTGTTGCTGGTAGGTGTTGAATGCCTGCAACACACCGAGACCCGTTCCGATCCATGGTGCCACCCGTGGATCGTATTTGTACAGGTGTCGTACGGCTTCTTGCTTGTTCTGAGCACGGCTGACCGACTGTGGTCGTGCATCGGTGCCCACAACAGTTGGCATGAGGCGCTCTACAATGGCGTCCCACTCTGATGCAGTAACAACCATGCTGGACAGACGCTCAATCTCGGCGCTGAAGTCCTCTGCCATGGTGTGAATGATGCCGAGGGCGTCACGGATGCTCTGCACACGACCGTTGCTGTTCTTGCTGTGGCGTGTCTTGAACTGGCTACCGTCCTCGGAGAGCGCTCCAGCAAGCGTGTTATCACAAACTACCGCAGTGATGCACCGTTTGAAGGTGGTGGCAAGAGTGCCGTTGTGGCTCGTTGTTGCCAACAAGTGTGGACGGAAGTCAAAGCCAGCCGAAGTGCTGATGCTCTCAGGCATCTCAATGCTGACCCAAGCGACTCCACCATTGCGGAGCAAGCCCGCAGAACCGATCTGCAAGTTGCTGTCATCAATGACGTTGGACACGGTGTCCAGCAACCATTCATCGTATTGGTGGATGGCGTAGGTGTCCTTGAAGAGACCGAGAGTCTCGTAGGTGTCGTTGCGCACGATTGCCTTGCGATCATCTTGTGGGATGAACTTCATGGCACCTTCAGTGTCACTCTTCAAGTCAGGGACTTGCACGAACACTGGTGCTTCAATTGCCTTCCAATGGAAGAGACGGCGCCGTACATCGGACACAGGAATCGCTCCCGTGTAATGGTTCGGCTCGCCATGCTGGAGTTCCTTCTTTGACCACCATGCCTCGCCACGCTTCTCTGTGAACCCCACGAGGATGTTCCCCGAGTTGAGGTATTCGTATGTTTCTTTGCTCATTTCATGCTCCTTGTTAGTTTGATTTGTTTGGATATTCGTACCACGAGGATAAATCTACCTTCGTGTATTGCTATTCACAACTTTTATTTAATTTATTTATGGTTTACTTTTGAGGTTGATGACCTGCCCAATTTGTAAGAGCGTCCCGTACTCATCTACGAGGTCATCCACGGCTGTGGAGATATTGCCCCAGCAATGCTGGACGGCAATCTGCCACAGGGTGTCACCCTGATAGACGATTACTGGCTCCGTGTCACACGAGTAGGTGTTCATCCTTTTGTCGTAGTCACGGTAAGCCCACACGGCGAAGCATGCCCCTGCTACTACGAGCAGAGTAATGAATCCTCGTGTGACTCTTTGATTAAGGGCTTCATAGTTGTTTCTCATATCGTGTTCTCCATCTCTCGGTGTCTGAGTGCTTCTTTGGCTTCTTCTTGTTGCCACAGGTAGTCGGCGTAGTCGGTACCCGATGCCACCAAGGCTCCACAAGTACATGTGGCTTCACCTTCGGTGTCATCGGGGTACATGGTTACGGTTTCATTCCATAAGCGACCGCATCCAGTTTCACAAAAGAATGCGAGTTCTTGATCTATCTCATCCCACGGTGTCCACCCACCTAACGGTCTACGCCGACTCATGACAGAGCCTCGTAGAGTTCGTCAAACTCGGTGTCCAGCCATTCTTTGAATGCTTTTGGCTCAGGTGTGAGCACCGAGATGCCCATGCTGAACACATTGCTCGTGGGATCAGCCACGATGGCTACAGCCACTGGTGGTATGACATCACCAACAAGGACTGATTCAGCCCACTGGTTGAATGTTGCTTTACGATCAGCGATGGGATCACCCCAAGACCCAGTTGTCCAGCCGTTCATGACGTCTGTCCAACCTTCAATGGTGGTCTCATAGTGCCCACGCCACGCATCACTGTGGATGTACTCACGATTGATTGTGATTTTAGATCGGTACATGTCATCGCCGTATTCATCCATGCGAATATGATCTCCGATGTAGTACTTGCGTACTACGCCGTCATCCACAAGTTGCACAGTTGAAGAATGATTCTGATCTGACTCGTAGCAACCCCAGCAGAGGTAATCCTCTTTGACGGTGCTCCATCCGAAGTCACCTTCGGCGTCCACGATCTCCTCGCATTCACAGCACTTATTCTCTGTGTCTTCGCTCATTATTCTGCTCCTTCTCCATAGGTGTCTACTTTGATTGTGATGTCTTCATCAAACTCACATGGAATTGCTGTAATGAAGTAACCGATGCGGTTGACCATGTGCCAACCATCAACGATGTATGAGCCATCATTACCATCTACCCATGTCCACACCTTGTGTGGCTGGACGCTGGCAACCTTCATGACGTAGTCGTACTCGGCTCCGTAGGTCTCGTACATGACTCCACCTTCATATCCACTTTCATCTGATGTCCCCCACGATGCATCTTTGTCAAGATGATTCATGACGGGCTTGTACTTCTCTTCCCATTGCTCTACTGACATTGTTATTGCTGTCTTATTCATTTGAACCTCCTCAGATTCTTTAACTCAGGGGTGTGACACAGTGTCTTCACCCCGTGGATGCTCTACCCCGATCAGTGAGCAGAGCATCCACGGGATGACACCAGCCGAGGCTGATGGCACCCTATTACTGGCTCGTACAAGCCTCTCAGGACTCGTTTAACGACTCTTTAATCCAATCTAAGTCAATGCTGTAGAGAAACACAAAGTGTCCCTCGGGTGCACGAAACTTAATGTAACCACCCGAGAAGTCATCTTCAAACTGCTCGTTGACATTGCCGATGTGCTTGAGTTTGGCTACTTCTTCAACCCCGTAGTACTCGTTGGTATTGACGGAGGGGATCAAGAGACCCGACTCCACCAAGTCCTTACGAACGGTGTAGTACCCGCTCCCTATTTGAACGAATCGGATCATTGCTCACCTCCGCATCGGCAGTTGCCATTGCATGGAGCGAACTGTGTTTGCCGAGAGTCCCAGCCATTCTCAGTGCACTTGACACACCTCCACTCATCTGAAGGTAGGTCAGGTGCTGGTCTGAAGTCATGATTACACATGATCACCACTGTCGGCACCGATCCCTCGGTTTTGAAGTGTTCCATGACGCTCTTCATACGAACACCTCTGCTTTAATGATCTTGGCGAAAGGCACTTCAATTTCACGGAACTCACCTTCGCCATGGTGCGGGCTGTCCTCGGTGAAGATCACCACTGATGTGTCAGTGATGTCCATGACATCTCCGATGTACACCCACTGCTCTTGTGGGTATATCTGCACAAGGAGTTCAACCTGATCACCGATGTTGAGACTCAGTGTGTCCATCAGTAGTCCTCCCCATCGTCAATGAATGACTCAAGATGATGCGAGTCCACGATTGCCCACGCTGGAGCCAGTGGTTGCCCACGCCACAACACACCTTCAGGGAGTGTGATGTTGACATCGGTATTTCCTGCACTCACATTCTCAATCGCCAGTACGCACACATCAAGCATGCTCAATGGTACGGGTGGGTAGTGATTGGATGTTAGGTGCCACGAGAGCGCCTGTCGTAGTTCAATGAGACCGTCCACGACAGCATCATTCATTCCTATTGCATTCATGCTTCCCATTACTTTGCCTCCTCGGCTGTCCATGGTGCCTCAAAGCCCACGCTCTCTTTCCATTTGAGCGCAACTTCTAGTTCGTCCTCATCAAGGTGATAGAACTTGTCAAAGGCTTCTGCCTCGGATCTCGCTTCCACCTCGTATCCATAGTCAATGGTTTCATTGACTCTTACTATCCACTTGCTCATAACTGACCTCCTCAGGTCTTAGGGATTAATTAATGTATCGGGCATTGAGTGCCCTCACAACCCACAAACAATGTCTGTGGGCTGTGAGCGCACCATGGCGTGAGCCATGATGCACCCGATCAGGATGCGTCCTCCAGTTGGTATGAGACAACGATAAAGTCTTCACCGTTGTTGCCCATGAGTCCCTTCAGTTGCTCCTCGCCATCCTCGCAGTAGAAGAAGATCCGATCATCTCGCTGTCCGAGAGAATCAAAGTCCTCACTGATCTCGTTGTCGTATGAGCCGAACGAGAAGTACCGTTCGTCCTCCACGCCTGAGTCAAACCACTTGATGACTGCCCATGCACCCATAGGTGCTCCGATGTTGCTCATTGCTATTCCTCCGTTTCTTTGTCAATTTCAATCATTTCGTACAACACTTGCTCTAGCACTTCGTTGCCGAGTTCCACGATTCTCTCGTGTACATACCCTTCAACTTCTTCCATTGCTTCAATGGCTTCTTCTTTTGTCCAGTGTGGGTACATTGCTTTTGCATCTTCCCACGACCACTTCACGACAACTTCAGTTGCCATTAGAAGCCTCCTTCTTCTTCATTAATTGATTGGTACAGGTTATTCCAAACCTCTTCGTTCACTGAGTCATACCCGCCTTCGGCGTCAAACTCTTGAATGGCTTTGAGCCATTCGTCTGAGTCTGCCGACAATGGTTCTTCAGGTGTACCTGTAGAGAATAAGTCTGATTCCCACCAAGAGATAGCGATCTCTTCGTCAGGATTGATCTCACTCAACAGTTCAATTGCTTTGCTTACCTTCATTGCTGTTCTCCTTTGTAGGTTGCTTCTAATGTTCTTTCATCCCATCCAATGATGGATGCTTCGCTTGCTGTTGTGATGTAATCCATTGCACACACCATGTCATTGTTATCGCTGTATGTTTCTATTGCTAGGACGAGTGTGACCTCAACCAGTTTGGTTGTTGCTAATGCTTTCATTACTTGCCCTCCTTTGGGCTTTTGATCTCTGACACGATGTCAGACATCCACTTGATGTTGTATGCGTTGATCTTCTCAATGGTGCTGAGAACATCGGGCACGACTTCGCTTACTGGCTCACTGTGTTCCTTCAAGCATTCAAGGATGTCATAGAGCGTCTCGTTGGCGTATTCATCCAACAGTTGAAGCCAAGACATCTGATTGATTGCTTCGCTCCAGTGGTCTGCCGATGGGGCTTCTTGATACCCAGTCTCTTCGTCAGGAACAGTGAAGTCATTGCGATCAAGCCACCTGATGAGCAATTCATCATCGGGCTGGTACACAGCATTCAACACATTGATTATTGCACTTACTTTCATGGCGCCTCCTCAGGCATTACTTAATTGAACATCGGATGATGTTCTGACAATACATTATCGGTGTGACAATGTACTGTCAGAACACCACGGACTTGCGCCCGTGATGCACTGATGGTGTACCTCCATGAGGACAGAGGCACCCCGATAGTCGCTACTGGCGCCGACCATGATGGCGCCGAGCGCCAATGATCAACCGCCGTTACCGACAATCCCATCAATGAGTGACTGGGTGATGCTTCCACCCTCGGCACCCATGTCCTCACCGTATCCCGTTAGTACTGCGGATACCGCTTCGTGCTTTGCATTCAACAATGCCCACATACGATCATCAATCGTAGGTGTCGCATCGCTGTTGCTGTCTACAGCCAAGAGCCACCACGCCACGACAGAGTTGACCTGTCCAATGCGGTGTGCTCTATCTTCCGCCTGTGTGGCGGACGATGGTGTCCACGGCACCTCAGCCATCACGACATGGGACGCACTCGTAAGAGTGAGACCCACACCAGCGCTGTCGTAGTTGCCGATGAACACCTTGGCGTCACCTGTCATGAAGTCATCTACTGACTTCTGCTTCTCAGCATCACTCATGCCACCGACTACCTTGACCACTCCGTGCTGTTGTAATGCATCGGAGAGACCACTGATGACATCCCTGTGATGACCGAACACGATGACCTTCTCGCCTTGAGCGACAAGTTCTTCTACATGCTCAACCACATAGGGGATCTTTGCGATACCGAGTTGGTGACGTAGTGCATTGAGCCGTGTGATGACCTCTGCTTTGGATGCCTTCTGCCATGCTTCAACACCGCCATTGGCGATGACAAAGTCACGGAAGTCATTCTCAGCATGTCGGTATGCCTTGAGGTCAGTCTCGCTGATCTCTACAGCAACCTGCGCACGGCGCTTGGCTGGGAGTTCCGTCAACACATCTGTTTTGTTACGCCTCACATAGCAGGTGCCACGCAATTTGTCATTCAATTCAGTTGTGTTAGTCGCTCCGTTGTACACATAACCCCAACCATTGTGGATGGGTTCGCAGTAACGAAAGAGGAACGCTGACTTGCCACCGAACACTCGGTCAAGTCTGCCAATCAATGACAGAGGTGACACCAGTTCGTTGGGTCTGTTCACGATGATCGTGCCCGAGAGCAACAGCACATACCCTTCAGTCGGAATTGACTTTGCGATGTATGCCACGCCCTTGGTGCGTCCACTCTTAGCGCTCTTCAAGCGATGTGCTTCATCAACGATGAGGCAACCAAACTTACCCGTGAACTTCATTGCCCATGCATTGATGATTGAGTCACCAACGATCACGACATCAGTTTGAGGTAGAGCGCCAACCTTGTTGCCCTTCACGATGGCTACAGTGAGCCATGGTGCGAACATCTTCAGCGAGCGCTCCCAGTTTGTGCGAAGAGATGCAGGTACAACGATGAGGACTTTGTGCCCTTCGTTGTGCGCATTCACTGCGACTGCGATTGCTTGTGGAGTCTTACCGAGACCCATCTCGTCACCCAAAATACAACGCTTCTGCTTGATCGCATAAGCGACACCAGCACGCTGGAATGGATAGAGAGGCTCGGCGAGGTCTACAAGGGTCTCGCTGTCATGTGCACTGCTCAGAGCATGTAATGAAGCGTCAGGCAAAATTGCTGGCGCCACACGATCAAGCCCCGAGAGTAACGCACTCAGTTCTTCTAATTGTGTATTCATGGTTATACCTCCTCAGGTAATTGTTATGGACTTGCGTCCTCACAGCACACGAGCATACCCGTGTACTGTGAGCACGCCACACCGTGAGGTGTGACGCCCTCGGGCTAGAAGCCCAACCTGCTTGCGCAGTCATTGCCGATGCCACGCTTGCGTGTCACCTCATCAGTGAGATGCCGACCGCACGCACCACACTGTCCAATCTCTTGACCGAACAGCGCCTGTGCTTGCTTACGACCCTCGTCCGTGAGACCTGCAATGCGCTTGATCGCATGCAGAGCACGCTCACCCGACAACTTTGCATCCTTGTGACCACCAACGACCATGTAAATGCTTCGCTGACCCTTCATGGAAGGATTATGGAAGCCCTTGTTGGTCTTGATGGCGTAGAACACGAGGTCATTGGTGCCCGATGATGTCATCGCATAGAAGCCATCAGCAATGGTGCCGAAGGATTCATTGGTCAACTTGTCGGGGACGATAGCGCTCTCCGCAGAGCAGTCACCTTGCTTGTGGTAGGTAGCCCACTTGCCTGCATTGAGCAATGCGTGACCAGTACCTGTCCGCACTGGATGCCCACAGAGGGCACACGGGTTGGCGTACTTGTTTACGATGATGCGCTCTGCTTTGGGCAAGTGATCTGTGCCCACACGCTTGACTTCAATCTTGCGAATGGCGTCAATGGCGAATGATGCTGACTTGGCAGTGAGTTCATTGAGTGTGTTATCGGTGATGTACTGATCCACTTGCTCTTCGTTGAGACCAAGTGTTGAAGCACGCTCCAATAACAGCGTCTTAATGAACGCCTGTTGCTTTGGTGTTATTGCACCCATGGTGAGAACCTCCTCAGATTCTGTTTTGTATGTGTAGGTGGACTTGCGTCCTCGTGATGCATCAGTTGGGGGAACCGATGTACCACGAGCACGCCACGACTCACGCCGTGACTGCCCATTGCTGATTACTCACGCATTGGCGAGTTGGGAAGTGATGTTTGCAATTGCTTGCCACAGCACTGTCTCCATGTCAACGGTGTCACTGACGAACAGCGTGATCGTTGACTCCAACTTTGCGTAACCGAATGACTCTTTGTCCTGCTCCCACTGGGGACGGCTGAACGCCAAATCTTCGTACTCAATCACGAGATCAATCGTCTTGAGACATGGGTTATCGGACTTCTCAATCCGTAACCCAGTTACTTTGTGAATACTTGCATCCATGGTGCCTCCTCAGGCTTTGTTAGTTGGGCACATTGTATGCCCTCACAATGCACGAGCCAACGCCCATGCACTGTGAGGACACCACGAGTTCACACTCGTGATGCATCGGTCAGCCTCCACTGACCTGATTGAAGTTGGAAACGCTCGTACAAGGTGTGCAGTAGTGATGCATGCTGTATTGAGATGTGATCTCGCACGATGTTCACGAACGCATGACGCCAGCACTCATTGTGCCCACGCTCGCCACATACAATGTGAGCAAGTTCGTGAGCCAGTGTGAGCACTGTCGTACTGGAGCCACTGATGCCGATGATACTTCGCTTCTCATCAGCGACACCTGCCCACTTGGTGGAGCGTATGCGATCAACCACGGGCGTATTCCAGCCCTCGGTCTCACACACACGATCCAGCCAAGCGTATGCATCCTTGGTGGCGATCACTTGCGATGGCAAGTAACGAGACACCACATGCTCTATTGCGTACACCGTGGCTTGATGCTCGGGCATCTTGGGAGAGCGCTTCTCAACGCTCCCCCGTACCTCGTCAATGTAGGCGTGAATGCTCATCGTCCGAGCGCTCCAGCGACACCGTTACCGATGCCACCACTGGAGAACGAAAGACCAGCACTACGACCAGCCGAGTACCCACTGCCCGATGAATATCGGGAGTAGCCAGCAGACTTGAGCGATACTTTCGCACGCATCTCAGTGTCTGCACGCTTGAACTTGTCAGCGAGTACCAAACCAGTGCCAACACCTTGCTCTGCGATCACTTCGTTCTTGGACTTGGTCAACACTTCACGCACACCCGCCGAGAATCCCAGCCACCACGCACTGCGGAATGACCGATCACCCTTGGGGATCACACGAGAAGCGAGCAAGTCTGCCGATGCGAACAGCGTCCTGACAGCGAAGATGTCACCTGCGGTGCCATACACCACCAGCGACAACACCTTCTTACCATCTTTCCACGATGTGGAGCGATAGCAAGCGACTGAGTTGGCTTTGGCGATCGCTCCAGCGAGTGCTAGACGGCGAAGTTGCCATTTGCCACCAACTTCAATGATGTTGGTCACGATGTTCTCATTGCGATCTTGAGCCTTGGCGAATGCGGACTCTTCAAGACCGTGCTTCATCATCAACTTCTGTGCCATGGCGAGAGCCGTTTCGGCTTCCGCTTGTGGCGTGTTGGGATGATTGGCACGATCAAGGATTGCCTGCACCTTGTCATAGATTGCTTCTGATTTATTCATGGTTATACCTCCTCAGGTATCTAGATTGGGCAAATGCCCACACTGATCACCGACTCACGCCGATGAACACTGTGGGCACCACGAGATCGCTCCCGTGATGCTCCCGACTACCAGTCGCTGTTTACTCGCTGTCCTCCTCGTCCTCTTCCGAGTATCCCTCGGGCATTGAGATCGTAGGGAAGTACACGATGACCGAGTCACGACCCATGCTGTCCGAGCGCACACATCGGAGCAAGATCGTCCCGAGAGTTTGTGCGTTCGCATCAGCCAATTCAAGACCGAGAATCAAGAATGTTGAAGCCTCGTCCTCGGTCACAATGCCGAAGCACTGGTCTCCGTACATCGCACGACCCGAGTACTGCATGACAGTGCCCGCTTCGTGTTGATCCAGTATCTCGGTGATCAATTCAAGATCATCTACTGTTAGTTGATATGCCATGGTGACCTCCTCAGGTCTGTTACTTGATTGGGCGAAATGCCCTCACGATGCACCGATCACTTGACCGATGCACCGTGAGGACATCACGAGGTTGCCCCCGTGATGCTCCCGATCACGCACTGTGATCAACTGAATGGTCGTACCCCTCGGGGTACCACGCATCACCGCAGGTCGCACAGGTGTAGCCATCGGGGTATCCGATGTCCCACGCTTCAGCGAACTCCAGTGCCTTACCTTCTCGTAAGGCTTCTGCTTGGTAGTAGTCGGCGCACACAAGGCACACCAATTCTCTATCGTCCATCACTTGACCAATTACGACTATGTCCCTCATGATGCACTCACCTTGAACTTGGCAACGATCGCCTCAAGTAGAGGCTCACCCTGTCGGGCAGTTGCCATGTCCACACCGAGCAGTGCCGAGACTTGCTCTACGAGCGAGTCGTAGTGCGCATCTCGGTCACGCTCTTCGGTGAACGATTCCATCATGCGAATCTGCTCCTCTTCAAGGAACTCATTGAGCGACATCGTGGTGTAAACACCAGCGATGTCCTGCGGACGCAGTCGGTAGTTGAGACCACTGTTCACCTTCATTGATGGAAGGCGCTCAGGAATGATGTCACCGTTGTACTGCAATCCTTGTTGACGCCCACGATCTCTTGTGATCGTGCGACCTTTCAACTTGGTGACTTTGCGGGTCTTCGTAGATGAAGTCCTCCACGAGGTGCCCACCTCCACTTGCTCTTCAAGCACTTCGTCAATGATGAAGTACCCATTGAACTTGGCGCTCATGAAGACCGCTTCGGGACTGACACTCAGAATTGCTCTGATTTCATTTGCTTTCATGGTTGACCTCCTCAGGTCTTATCGTCACGACACGGGATGTGTCGCTAGTCCCCAGTGCTCATTGAAGAGCCACGCCCTAGGCGCTGGGGGAATGATCAGCCGTATGTGACCTCACCGAGCAGGATGAACTGCACGATGGCATCAGCCACGATGGCGTCACAATCGCACTCAAACTCGTCAATGGCATTCTCACCGAACAGGTAGCACCCTGCTAGAGCGCTCACTCGCTTGACTGGTAGTTGACCGTAGTCAGGCACGCTGTCCTGATTGAACTCACCCGTGCCGATCTTCTCAATGAAGTCAGCAATGATGGACTCACTGATCACGAGTGGCGTGCCGAAGCGGTAGAACCCGCCCCAACCGTTGAAGCCATCGTCATCGGTCAACTTCGCCAATTCGGCTTCGTCTTCCACCAATTCACACGCTTCCATGTCGTACAGAGTGACCGATGCGAAGTGTTCGTTGCCGTCCAATTCGCTTTCGCCCAGTTCCGTGCCCCATGTGTAGGTGCTGTTGGCAACCGCCCACGATGCGATCCCGTAGGAACCGCCCTCGTACGCAGTGCTCAGGATGCTTGCCCCGAGATTGAGTAGTTGTTGTCTTGTTGCTTTCATGGTGTGCCTCCTCAGGCATATTCACGACACTTGCGTGTCGCTAGTCCCCAGTACCGATTGAACGGTCACGCCTGAAGCGCTGGGGGATTGATCACGCACTCAGCCGATCGTGAGCAACGCTGACAGGTACGGCAACTTGACGCCCCTGTTGGCAAGTTCGCTTGCGCAGATCTCTGCGATTGCATCCTTGATGATCTCTGAGCGGGTGTTGAGACCGTCCGATTTCTTCAGAATGTGCAGGAGTTCTGCATCGCTAAGTGCCCGTACATCGGCGCTGTAGTGAGCGATGTATTGCTCTCGCTTGCGAATGTTTGCGGGTGTGTTCTTGTATGTCATGGTGTGTCCTCCTCAGGACTGCACTGGCAGTGAGCCAGTGGAGCGTGGTGCGCTCAATCAGGACTGGAGCGGGGGAGAACCTCCAGCCCTCATTGAGCGCCACGAGCAAGCCGAAGCAAGCCCGTGACGCTGAGGAATTTATTGAACCATGTTTTGATTCTTCAGTTGTCAGGAGCGCATGAGCGCCAAGCCAAGCAATCGGCAGAACGACAAAGAGCGACCCGAAGGTCGCTTTCCGTGTGAGCCGATTGTCAAGGAACCTGCGAAGGAAGCGGTACCGCCTTCACAAATAGTCTTCCACATGGAGGGTACATCTGTCAATAGGCAATTGAATAATTCTTGAGAATCTTTTGAGCCATGCCCCATGGGCTGGAGCGGGCTGGGGGCTGGAATATGGCGCCCCAAGCGACAGCCATCCATCGGATGGAGGAGGAGATAGAGGCATTGGAGGGTAGATCAGGAGATGCCCTGAGAAGCGTCAGGATGCGCTGTGGTGCGATGTACAGCGATATGGAGCGATGGTGCAGTGGATAGCAATACAGGCGATTGTGGGGTACGTTGTACACCTACCTATACCCCGCATCCCCTTACCCAGCAAGGGTTATAGCCCTATTCCTAAGCCACTCAGATGCCTCAGGATGCGTTTAAACGCTGAGAACGCCTCATTGTGCCAAAACGCCTCTGCGCCTCTTAGAACGGCTTAGGAAGCGAGGGCACATGGGTGGGCACCTTGTCAACTATTGTGACGAATGTCACACGATTGTTACACATGGTGTGACGAACGACACATGTGACGAACGACACATGGGGATAAGGCGCCCCTAACTATGTTCCACAGGATGTTCCACAGATATCCACAGGCATATACACAGGCACCTGTGGATAACCCAGCAAAGCCTTATGGGTGATGGCGAGGGCTGTGGATAACCCCCCATGGTTAAGTGAGGGCGAACGGGTGTTCGGGGGGTAGGCTCCACCTGGCACCCGAACGGCTCCACCCAAATAGCCCCATTCCAAAATCCGACCGACCACCCAACTCGCCCAAATAGCCCTATACTTGATTCATGCAAGACAAGGTAAGTATTGACCAGTTCAGGAGTGTTCTCTATCGTCCTACTCCACGTCTCAATGCCAAGATTGTTGACTACGAATTGTCTATCCGTACCCCCCAGAACTCCACTCATCACTCCATCCCACGGGAAGAACTATCGGAAATGGCACAGAACGCCGTCAATCGCTACCGTTCAGAACGTGACGCTGGTCCCGAGGGTATTGCGGATAAAAAAGCGGGAATCATTAAGTCTGCTCTGCGTCGTAACTAACCATCTATACTAGATTCATGGCACGATACTACCGAGGTAGCAACTTCAACAGACTCAAAGAAGACGGTGACAGGGTTAACTATGTCGCTATGAGTGACAAGTACCAGAATGGTAAAGAGTCAGAAAACGGAAGCATTAAAGACGATTATGAGGGTGGCTACCCCGTTGCTCGTGTTAAATTAAGTTATGAGCAAGGCAAAGGAACCACCCCTAACTTTGACAATAGTGAATTTACTGAAAGAGTATATGGTGGACATTCTGAAGAGCACTACTACCGTACTCGTGGTTCTGGTAAAGCCCCAACGGAACTGTTCCATTCTGATCCTGATCGGGTAGTAGTTGACAGCGCTTACTCACACCCAGAGATGCGTAGGCATGTTCCACATTTACTAGCCATTGCCCAAATGGATAACCCAAGTATGAAACTGACAGCATCCGATGATCTATCAGGGTACTCCAGTAGACTATCAAAAAATGCCGCTAAGAAGGGTTTAGTCCTCCCACACCCTAATAACCCAAAAATGCATGGGGATAAAGCGGATATAAGCGCTGATTCAGATGAATACCAGCGCAGAACAATGGTGTCCGACCGTGTCATGGATGAATCAACCCGTATCCCAGAGCATGCCATCTTGAACGGTAAACAGTTTCTACGTGAAGCACTCGGTCGTAAGCCGAGAACAGAGCAGATGAAAGCACCCAAATCCGAACAATTGACACTTCCAGGGATCTAAGTGGCAGAAGACCACAAGGAATAACTAAGTCTTTTAACCTAGTTCTTTCATAGTTTTACGCCCAAATTGGGTAATTAGACACGTTCTTGCTGGTTTACCCCTACTAGAAGTCCGTTTTCCTACTTCTTGCACGTACCCACTCTTGACTAAAGTGGTGATGTACCGCCATGGACTAGACAGATCCAGTTCGGGGAACAATTCTTGGGCGATTGTATAAACTTCTTCGTCCAACTTTGGTTTATCTATGTCAAAGCGATACGTTTCTAACAGTTTCCAGTGTGGGGTGTCACGCTCAATAACCAAAAAGGCTTCTTGATCCATATGTTCTTTGGCATTGAAGTGATGTTGGCAGTGCGGGCAAGTGGTGAGCATATGTACGAAGTGTAATAGCATATTTTTTCGGTGACAACCTGAAGAACAGTCTATAATTGACCGATGGCTGCACACGAGAACTTAAGCGGGCAATTGTCCATGTTCATCCCTGCACGGGAACTAATGAACTACACCGCAGGGCATACCGAGGGGATCAACAAGGACTACCTTCCATTGTCTAAGTCTCCTGGAGTCATTAGAAAGAAGTTGCAAGAATCTAAGGAAAAGTCAGCGGCAGGTCAATACTTTGTAAAAAAAGGAAAAGATAGCCTTCATGACAGTATTAGAAAAGAAGGCGTTAAAAGCCCTGTAAATTTACGTATCCGTACAAATGACGTACAAATCAACGACGGACACCACCGACTCGTGTCAGCACACGACATTGATCCAAATATGGAAGTACCAGTAAGGTATTCTTGAGACATGGCACGCTACTTTAAAGACTTGGGTAAAGGATACGCTCATGGAGGCAGTTTCCCTGGCTACAGCGTTCTAGCCGACACCCCAGATTCAGAAGGGTATGGCGGTACAACAGTACATGCTATGGGTTATGTAAACATGCATCACGTACCAGCCAGCGAAACCCCTAACCGCTTTGAGCCAAAGTCAGAAGGTTCATTTGACGGCAATAAAACGGAGTTGTTTACTCACACCCCTGCGGAGTTAACTGTTAACACCATGTATGCAGACAAGCGTGTCCGCCCGCATATGATGACTTTGATGGCACTTGCCAAAATGGATCATCCTGACGCTGAGATTGTGGCGAGCGATACACTCTCTCATTTTAGTAGCAAACTTTCACAAAATGCCCACAAACGGGGGTTAGTAAAAGCAAACTATGATAATCCTGACATGCTTTCGTCAGGTGGTTCTCGTGATTCTCACAGTGTATACACAGGGACAGTAGCAGACGCTCGTAGAGCCACAGGGGCAGACACATGGCAAGGCATTAAAGAAATACCACATTCTGAGGTCATGGCAGGTAAACAATTCCTCAAACAGATGTTGCGACCTGGCACTACGAGAAAACAAACTCCAAGAGTTGAGTCAGAGCAACTAAAACTTCCAGGAATTTAAAGATTCTTTAGTCAAACTCTTGACAAGCAGCACACCTATGTGCCAAACTGGTATTAGGGGATACTGTACAATAAATGCATGGGCATGCAGACACCTAGAAAAGAACCAGCGAAGCCGCTGACTCAGACCGCTAAAGAGCGCATTCATAACCAAGGGTACATCTCTACAACTGTAGATAATGCTCCATCGGGTCGCCTACCTCATATCGCAGCCTTCTTTCGGGCAGTTCACCCTGATCCAAACCATTGTGAAGATTGCAAGAATCGCAATGAACTTGCGAACATGCTGGACAACCCAGGTTCCGAATACTAATTTAAGCCCTGTATGGCTGCGCCACTTAACCAATATTTATTTGGGGACCACTTCAAAGCCGTTCATGGCATGACTGTTGATGAAGCCCTCTCAGGCAAGGTTGCCAAAATAAATAGCACCTTGATGTCCGCAGAAGAGTACGACGATAATTGGAAAGGCACACGTATTGGTAAAGGAATGCGCCCTTTTGCGGAAAGTCATGCTGACTTGATACAACCAACTAACGTGGGTGAGACAGTACGTTCTTGGCAAAGAAGTCCAGGTAATATACTTGTTGGTGACTCCCATCGTGTTGCTGCTGTCTTACGAGACCTTACGCAGGCTGTGCGTACTACTAGTCGTGCAAATGATGCCCCCCTATATCGGGGAGCAACTCGTGCCCCATCAGAGGATGTTGGTGCTTCTAGAGACACCGCCCTCTCTTTTACCTCAGATAGGCATGCTGCTCGCTCTTTTACCGCTTCACAGGGGCGTGGTCGTGGAGCAATCTTTAAAGCCGCCCCAGGTTTAGTTCGTGGAGTTCCTTTAGAGGAACTTGGTGGACGACCAATGACAGTCGGTAAAAACAGACGACCTGAAGCAGAGTGGCTCATTGATCCACAATCTGTACCAACTGAATGGCCTAAGAAGTAATGGCTAAAAAGAAGCACGTCCTTAACGAAGATCAACTGGCTATGTTCATCCCTGCAAAAGACCTGATGGATGCCATCCCACTAGACCAACCCGCTTCAAGAAGGCCCCTTACATTACGGAATCTTCCTGATGTTACTTCTCGTAAAGTAAAAGAAGCAAAACGAGATGGTTTGTATAATGAAATTAAAAGTGAGGGCGTACAAACGCCTATCACCATAGGACAACATCCTCTGCGTGCTAGGTCTGGTCGTGTTTACGATTACTTCCCAGGAGCAAACTACAAAGGGCCTGTTATTGAGGACGGTCATCATCGCATCTCTGTAGCAAACAGTATTGACCCAAAAATGGAGATTCCAGTAAAGTACGCCGCACCCAACGATGATCTTTCTGATTAGAATGGCACAATGCCTACGTATCAATACAAGTGCCCCAATGGACACATACATGAAGAAGAGCGCAGTATCCGAGAAGCACAGAGCGTAGAGCACTGTCTAGAGTGTCACGAGCCTCTCAAGCCCGTGTACTACGCCCCAGCCGTCAATCTCGTCGGTCGTGGTTTTTATTCCAACGGAGGGTGATTCATGACTAAATCGGTTATACTTAAAAGTTCTATGGTCTACCTACTTATCACCGCCATCATCATTGCTGTACGTTACTTTCATAAGGCTCTTATGAACGCCGTTGAAGAGCATGGTCATGCGCCTGTAGAGAAGACGTACCGAGGGTACATGTTTGACGTTCATCATGACTTTAAACGTCGTGAGCATATTAAATAATCATCTATAATCTGTAGGTGCAAAAACTAAATCAAATCCTACTTCGTATCCTTGCAGCCTTTGCAGCGTCAGGTCTTGGCGTTATTGGAGCAGGCACCCTCGCAGGCGTGCAACTTTGGAAAGCCATGCTTATGGCAGGTGTTGCTGCGGTAGCCACCGTTGTAGAACGGCTTGCTCGTCTATACCTAGAAGATGGCAATCTTTCTGCTAAAGACATTGATGTTGCTTTTGGAGTAGCGGCTAAAGAAGAAACTCCAGCAAAGTTACCTGTTTCTGCAAAGAAACGCTAACTGCCAGTAATACTTGCCTACAACAGGCCATTCAATCTGGTTCTTTTCGTCAAACCATGATTTACCTTCTGGATCATTAGGTATTGCATCAAACACATTAGTAAGGTTCTTGAAGTCCAAAGAGTTCAGTAACTTCTCAACTCTTGTTTCATGGCAGTTCCAATGATGATGTGCACCATCCCACCATTCCAAACCAGGAACATGGGTGCTAGGAACATCTAGGTGTTCCATAACTGACTCCACCATCCACCATGGCTCTTGTCCTTCTTTCCATCGCTTAATAGTTTTATGAACGTCTGGTCCAACAACAAGCATTGGTGCATTTGGTTTAGCAATACGTTGCATGTCTTTAAGGAATGTAGATACTTCTAGCCATGGAATGTGCTCCAAGACATGACCCATGTATATGGCATCAAATGTATTGTCTTCAAAAGGGTACGGTTGACCAGGAGTTACCTTGACATCTGGTTTAGTGTCATCTGTTTCCCACGTGTCTGCGTTTACCCAACCTTGTGCGTAGTGTGTTCCACAACCAACATTTAAAAGTTTCATTAGACAGTGCCTCCATCAATTGGGAAATACCAGCCACCACCATGTTGTAACGCTGTTGGCATATCATGTCGGTGATTAACTCCTGAGTAATGTGCGATTAAAGACTTACGCACCATTCCTTCAATCTTTGGTTCGGAACCACGGTGCAACAAACGACCATGCCAAAAAAGAACATCACCTCGTTTTGGAAGATATGTAACAACTTCTGCATTGCGCTTTTCAATCTCTGCTTCAAACAATGGAGTTAATATGCGCTCACTATATTTAGGCCAGCGATGGTCTTGTTCTTCTGGTGAAAGCGCTGCAAGGATCTTTTCTCGTGTAACCACGGGCCAACGGTGTGATCCAGGGATGAATTGAAAAGGACCAGAATCAGGATGTATATCTTCTAAAGCAATCCAAATAGCGGCGTAGTAGTCACCCACGTGCTCAGGATTAAGGTAGGTGTCTTGATGCCAATTACGACGAGTTGTTACCCAACCCGTTAGGTTTAAATGGACAGCCGCTGGTTCACCAATCAAACGCTCTAGCGTGTCATTAATGTTGTGATGCGTCAGGATGCTCATTACTTCTGGGTGACGGCGATATGGGGTGCAATCAGGCCAGCCACCAGGTCGGTCTTCATTATGCTCAATCCAGCACTGCTCATAAGCAACTAATAGATCTTCTGGAAGAAAGCCTTTCTTAATAACAAACCCATCGTCATTCCAATCGGCTGGTCCTGGTGTTGGTGCTGGGATAGTTAATTCGGCTAGTTCCATGATGTAAACTATAGCCGTGATTGTCACTTACCCAATACATACCCCGTCTATGCAGGACGCTATTGATCAAGCAATGCGCCTTGCCAAAGCCCATGGCTACAAAACATCTATTTTACTTAATATTAAGTCTGTAGGTTCTGGTGCATGGGAAGTCAAACTCCAAGTCCTCAAGTAGCCGACTGTAGTGAACAGTGTGTTCACTGCGGCGCTCGCATGCGTCCTGAGCATGCCCACTATCGCTGCCCTCAATGTGGAAGCCGTGATGCTTGCTGCGAAGGGGTATATTAAATGGTTTATATACTAAGTATTGAGTACGATGTTCAAAATCGTGTATAATGTAATACCGAGACTCAACGAAGACGGGTTGCTTGCGAGCGATCCGTCTTTCGTATCTACGGAGGCATATGAAACTGCGTAAAGGTTTCTGGATCTATCTCCCTGTAGCGATCTTTGCTTGGATCACTCCTTTTACTACTTCTGTTAAGGCAGACACACTTGGTGAGTGGACATACAGCCAATCACAAGCATGCGGTGGATCTGTTGAGTTAATCGGTGATGCGATCACTTTACACGGTCCTGACTATAACGGATGTAGCGGTGCTGCTCATTGGGTAAAAATAGAAGCAACCATTCCTCAAGGTGTAAGCACAGTGGACTTTACTTGGGCCTACCAAACCCTTGATGGTGCTTACTACGATCCCCCTCAGTACGCAGTAAATGGTGTCTATGTTCAGTTGACTTATGCAAATACTGCAACAGGAACTAAATCAATACCCGTTCAAGTGGGTGACATCTTTACATTCCGACAATATTCAATAGATACTTGCTGTCAACCTGGTCATTTAACAATCAGTAATTTGTCGCTTTGGAATGGCTTTGTTGAAGCAACGACGACTACTTCTACCACTTCCACTTCTACAACTACCACTTCTACCACTTCTACCACTTCCACAACCACCACTACAACAACAACAACAACAACAAGTACTACGACTACAACAACTGTTCCAACTACCACAACAACCACGACTACTATTTCTCCCGATACTACAGTATCGGTTACGACCACAATAGATATTCCAATATCTACAACTACTTCTTTCGTACCCCAAACAACATTGCCCCAATCAACAACGACCACGTCAACAACACCAGAAATTCCGACATCTACTGTTCCCGTCTATATTTCTCCAATAATAGAAGTACCAACGGGGACGACATCCACAACCATGCCAGAAGTAACCATCCCAGCGACGCTTCCTGAAGAAATACCAGTAATAATCCCAGAAGAGATCCCAACTGAGATAACAGACCCAACAACATATGAAACATACCCAGACACTACCGTTGACACAGACCAAACACTACCTTTCACACCTATTCCGACTTCGGAAGACTTGTGTAATGGGTCAAACGCTACTGTTTGTCCAGACCAAACGCTACCGTCTGTCGGTGGTTATATCGGATGCGGTATTAACGAACATCCTTGAGAACACCTTTACCCCTGATGCTTCAACAGAAGAGATAACGGCTGCACTTGATGAGGTTCTAAGCGCCGACCTTTCTACAGAACAATTTACTGCCGTAATGAATGCCGTACTTGCCGATACATCTGATACCGAGCAAGTGTCTGAAGTCTTAGTTTCTTTGCTGAGTTCTAATCTTTCAGCCCAAGAACTTACAATTGTGATGGATACCGTCTTTAGCGCAGAAGCAAGCGTGGAAGAGATGGGGGCAATTGTTGAGAACTTGCTGGATTCCAATCTTTCCTCGGCAGAACTAGAGGCGGTCTTTACGGCTGCTTTTGACGGTGACTTGTCTGACGCAGAAACAGTTGCCCTTGCCACCCAGATTCTTGACAGCCCTCTTGATGACAAAGAGTTTGGCACGGTTATTAACGCCATCTTTGACGAAAAGGTATCTGACGAAGTCTTGACACAGACCTTTGCTGCTATTTTGACTCCTGAACTTTCTGACAACAAGTTTGCTGAAGTGGTGAATGTTCTTGAAAATGCCACCATTACAAACGATCAGGTTGCTCAAGTAGTGGATTTGGTCATTTCCCAAGAAGGTGGTGTAAGTGAAGGGCAAGCCACCGAACTGGCAATGAGCGCTAAAGTTCTGGAAAGCGTTTCAGGGGAGCAAGCGGCTGAGGTGTTTGATGCGATTGTGGCTTCAGCGGTAACCCCAGAGGATGGTCTTGCCATTGTCAATGCGGTACAGGATGCCCCTAAAGCCGTTAAGAAATCCTTTGAAAAGAAATTAAATATCTACGAGGGTGTCTTTGACACCTATACCGCAATTGGATCAGTGATACCTGTCAGTGGACGCAGAGTTATCATCGCCATAACTACGGTATCATTTATATTGCCCGCACCAGTCGTTTCTAGACGTAGACAATAAGTTGAAACGTGACGACTTAGGAGCCTTGTGAAGAAACTTATTAATGAACTGCATAGCCTTGCTTGGACACTCAGCGGAACGGGCATGGTTTTAATTACCCTTAGTGGACAAACCCTTAAATGGGGTATTTGGATTTCTATTGCTTCTTTGGCAGTACATCTTGCTGGAGCACTCTTAAAGGGTGACGAATCATAGAGTAAACTAAGTGTATGGCCCATACCGTTAACTACAACATCACTCGTGGGCTTCCATGGGAACGACTCATTATCCTCAAGGATAGGCGCACTCACAGACAAATTAAACCCACTGAGGCTCGTTCTTTTATCCAGACTACTGGCTTGTCTAAAAAAGAATTAACTGTTGATTTAACAAGCGAAAATGGCATTATGTTGTCGCTAAGTGCCGAAGAAACCCAGGATCTACCGTTGGGAGAACTTTCCTATGATGTTCTTGCAACTATCAATGAAGTTCAGAGACCAGTAGCAAAGGGTACAATCGTTGTATCGGCTCTTGACAATATTACTCCGTGGGAGGATTCACAAGCAATGGAAATCCGCTTTAAGCAACGTGTGGACTTCCGCCGCACTTTCACATGGAAAGATGCTGATGGAGACATACTCACCGTACAGAACGCCTACATGCAGGCAAAGAACACCGCAGGTGTTACTGTCCTAGACCTTCGTTGGTATGCGTCCACCCCTTCAGAAGCCACCGTTATTGCTCTTCCAGTAGAGCGACGTGGTTATCTTGCCCCGATTGCTGGTGGAACACTAGAAATGCACATCTCAGATAAAAACACAGTGTCTGCGGGTGCTTACAACTTTGACTTGTTTGTTCAGGACTCCGCTGGAGACTGGGACTGCTTGGCGAGTGGGACGGTCGTTGTAGAGGCTGCTATCTCTGCACCGCCTGCATGAGCACAAAAACCGTTGAGGTAACTAAGCAACCGAACAAGTACGTTACGGTTACACAGAAAAAGACAGTCTCTGTCGTAACTGAACCTGCTGATCAAGTACTTGAAGTCCATGATCCAGGTGTTGCGGGTCCTCCTAATGTTCTCAGCATTGGCACAGTCACCACAGGTACGGCAAGTGCAAACATTACGGGTATTGCCCCAAACCAAGTCCTTAATCTTGTTTACCCCGTAGCGGCTAGGCACATTCATACACAGGGTGCTGCTGCTACAACTTGGACAATCACACATGCTTTGGGTGGTTACCCGTCTATTACAGTCGTTGATAGTGGTAAAACTGTTGTATTTGGGGAAGTAAATTATGTTTCTACCGCACAAGTTGTAGTAAACTTTACATCAGCGTTCTCTGGTTTCGCATACCTCACGTAAGGAAGTTCAATGGCTCAAAAGTTTCTAACTAATATTGACCTCAACCAGAATCAACTGGTTAACGCCAAATTTGAGGTTCTGGGCACTGACCCGTCAAGTAGCAACTTTGAAGGCCGCCTCATCTATAACAGTACCGAAGACACCATCAAGGTGTACTCAGGTAGCGCATGGCGCAAAATGCTCCACGCCGTGCAATCCAGTGGTACATATGCCACTGCTCTTACTGTCAGTGAATCTAATGGCACAGTAAGCCTTACCTTAAACCTTGCTGACACCAGCAACGCAGGTTTGTTGTCTACCACTTTCTGGCAGATGCTTACAGATGCAACTGATGCTGCAACTGCTTCCAAGTTGGCAAAACGTGATGGTAACGGCAACATCAGTGTTGCTGCCCCAACTGCTGATGGACATGCTGCAACTAAACTATATGTAGACGCAGCCCGTACTGGTCTTGATGTTAAAGCCTCTGTAAGAGTAGCCACCACAGTTGCTGGAACTTTGAGTTCAAGTTTTGTTAATGGTTCTGTTGTTGATGGTGTAACTCTAGTAACTGGTGACCGTATCTTGATCAAGGATCAAGTATCAGGTTCTGAGAATGGTATCTACACTGTTAATGCTTCAGGGTCACCAACCCGTGCAACCGACTGTGATGCTTCTGTTGAAGTTACAGCAGGATTTTTTACATTTGTTGCTGAGGGTACAGCATACGCAGATAGTGGTTGGGTACTTACAACTAACGATACTATCGTTCTTGGAACTACATCCCTTGCTTTTGCTCAATTCTCTGGTGCTGGTCAAGTTATTGCAGGTACTGGTCTTACTAAGACTGGAAACTCTCTTGACGTTATTGGCACTACTAACCGCATTACAGCAAATGCCGACAGCATTGACATTGCTTCTACATATGTTGGTCAGTCAAGCATTACAACACTTGGCACAATTACCACAGGTGTTTGGAACGGTACAGATGTTGCTGTTACAGACGGTGGTACTGGTGCATCTACTGAAGCGGTTGCTCGCACTAACTTGGCATCGGCTTCAGGTGAAGCATCAGGTCGCACAACTAGCACTCCTTCCCTTGCTCGTACAGCAAAACAGGGTTGTGCCGCCAGCATTGCAGGAGTTTCAACTACCACTGTTACTCACAACTTTAGTACAACTGATGTAAACGTAGGAATTTATGAAGTATCAACTGGTGCAACCGTTATTGGTGATGTAACCCGTTCTAATAGCAACACACTCTCAGTGGTGCTTTATGGGACTATTGCCGCTAACGACTACACCATTGTTGTAGTAGGTTAAGAATTAAATAGACCTTGCGGGGTCACAACATAGGAAGCGATTGAGGTCGTGGCACAGAAATTTACAGTACCTATTACTGTCAAGCAACTTGTTTCTGCTGGTTCTGATGCCGTAACCGTTTTTGTTGATGCTGATACCCAGGCTCGCTTAAAGATTGAAGCAGGTGGTCGTCTTACTTGGGGTTCAGGTGCTTCTGCTGGTGACGTAAACCTCTATCGTGATTCTGCTGACGTCTTAAAAACAGACGACACTCTCAAAGTTCCTACTCTTTTTGTAGACAACATTGAGATTGATACCACAGGTGCAGCCCTCAATGACATCTTAGTATTTAATGGTACTAAATTTGGATCTGCCTCAGCATCTTTTGGTGGTGGAGCAAGCCTCAAAGTTGCAGCAACTGCTCCAGCATCCCCAAACTCTGGTGATCTTTGGTTTAACTCAACAACACTAGAAACATACATTTATTATGATGGTGGTTGGCTCCAAGCAAGTGGTGAGCCAGATCTTGTAGAAGACTTAACTGATCTTTCTGATGTTGTTCTTACAACTCCAGTTAATGGTCAATTCTTAAAGTTTGATGGAACTCGCTGGATTAACGGAACTATTCCAACCATTAATACCTTGGATGACATTGGTGACGTTTCTGTAGCATCACCATCGTCTGGGCAATTCTTAAAGTGGAACGGTAGTGCTTGGGTTGCTGAAACCATTATTGGAGGCGCAACTATCTCTGATACAGCCCCTGCATCACCTTTGGCTGGTCAACTATGGTTCCAGTCAACTAATGGTAAAACATTTGTTTACTATGACTCATCTTGGATTGAAGTCGGTGGAATTGGTACAGGCGCACGAATGGTGTCTAGTTCTTCCGCACCAGCCTCTCCACTTGAAGGAAGTATGTGGTTTAATACCAATACTGCCCAAACATTTGTTTATTACGATTCTTCGT